CCACTTAATGTTCTAGAAGCAGATAAAGTAGTAAATGCACCAGTATTTGCAGTTGTAGCACCTATTGAACCTTTTATATTACCAACAAAACTTGAAGTAGCAGTAATTGTTGTTCCAATAATACCAGCTGGAGTAGTACTACCAATAGCTGGAGGGCTTGCTAAGTAAGAACTAAATCCAGTACCACTTACTGTGCTAGAAGCAGATAAAGTAGTAAATGCACCAGAGCTTGGAGTAGTAGTACCTATTGAAATATTATTAATTTCTCCACCATTTGCTGTGAGTGCATCTGATGTTAACGTGGTAAATGTGCCAGCATTTGATGTTGTCGCACCAATAACTGGTGGTGTAGAAAAATAATTGCGAATACCAGTTCCAGTTATTGAACCAGAAACTATTAATCGAGAAATTGAAGCACTTAATGTAGAGAGTAAACTGAAAGTTCCAGAACTTGATGTGGAACTACCGATAGAAACTCCATTAATTGACCCGCTTGATGCTGTGAAATTAGATGTAGTTAATGTACTAAAAGAACCAGCTGCAGATGTAGAATCACCAATAGTAACCCCATTAATAGAACCACCAGACACAGAAAGTGATTTAGTAGTTAATGTGCTGAATGTTCCAGCACTTGAAGTATTACTACCTATAGTAATATTATCAATTAACCCAGTGCTCCCAGAGCTTAACGTTATTGAACCAGCACCAGATGTTGAAAATACTTGATTATTTGAAGTAGTATTAAACGTAATAGCACCTGATGCTGTTAACGCATCTGTTGTTACTGTGTTAGTAAAAAAAGGAGAATCAGTAGGTGCTTTATTATTAAAAGTATTCCAATCAGACGAAGAAAGATACCCGTTTGAAGAAGTATTTGATGCCGGTATTGATAAGGTCGGTATATTGCCACCAGTTGAGGTAATTGGAGCAGTCGCATTAATTGCAGATATGGCACCATAAATAGCAGTTACATTAAATGCAATTACTTCTACTATACTTCCAACTGATGCGCCGGATGATAATATTATTTCTGTTCCGCTAGTAGCAGTATACTCAGAATAATTTAAAAGTTTACCATTTAAATATACCTCAACATATCCAACTGTATAATTTGCAAGAAATATAGTTTGACCTGCAGATGCAGTATTCTCTGTTCTAACATAAGAAGCTGTTGCGATATCTCCAGTAACTGTAATATTCCAATCATTATAATTACCAGTTCCATTAATTCTATCAACATTAACGGTTAATGATGTGTTGGTGAAATCTGTTATAACACCTTCCATGTAATTACTAAAATTTGATCTTGATGCAATCCTAATTCTAGTCCCAGCTGTATATGCCGAAAGTGAAGAATATAAGTTAGTTGTAAAAACGTTAGAACCAACCCCAATCGTTACTAAGCTTGAAGATGTTAGGCTATTATACCCAAGACCGCGTGGTCCAGATGAATATGTTAAATCTCTCCAATAAGTTGTTCCATCACCAATTTTGAATTTTAATGTATCTAGTTCAACTGCTAGTTCACCTTGAGCCAATAATGGATTAGCTGACGTCCAGTCGGCTGAACTACCTCTACGTATTAAAACTTGTACTGCCATTAGATACCACCCCCGTCGATTGGTGTTACTCCAGCGTAAATGCTAAATGGCGATCCGCCATCAATCTGACCAGTAATTGGAACAATTGCTCCATTTCCTATAGCTGAAATTATATTTGAAGAATTTTTATAATATAAAATACCATCAGCGTAATTTAATGCTAATTCACCATAATCTAAATCATTAGACGTAGGTATTTTAGCAGTAACTGCCGATTTTTTGAGTATGATTTTATTACTCATTGATGTCATCCTAAAAAGGTAAAAATCAGGAGAGTAAAAACTCTCCTGTATGTATTACTTATTTATGATTTTTAGTAAGTGCCACCGTCAATATTTCCCCAAGCTGGTAAACCACCAACCATTTGAAGAACTTGACCAGCTGAGCCAGAAGTTAAGTTTGATAAGGTATTTGATGCAGATGCGTATACTAAATCCCCAGTTGAATAGCTAGTTAATCCAGTACCACCTTTTGTAGTAGCTATAGTTGTTGCATTCCAAGTACCAACAGTTACTGAACCTAATGTTGTAATTGACGTTTGGCCAACATAAGATGATGCAATATCAATAGAATTATTATTTACTGCAATTCTGTTAGCAGTGCCAACTACGTCAATAACACCGTTGGTATATGTTAAACCACCACCAGCAACTGCTGAATCAAGTTCTAAGAAGTCATTAGTAATTAACAAACCGCTATTAGAAGATACATTAATGTTAAATGTTGTTCCAGACAATGTTAAACCAGCACCACCAAGATACGCCCCAGCACCAGAAAATTGAACCCATACCTGGTCACTAAAATTTGTTATAGAGCCCACTGATTGAACCCAACCGCTGCTTGCATGTAACATACCGCTTGAAACGAATACAGCAGCTCCAATTAATTCTCCTACTGTATCAGTATCTGTAGAACGAGTTAATGTATAGTTTAAACCAGAAACATTATAAACATAAATACCTTTTTCGCTTGGTGTTGATTGATTCGTTAATAAAAGTCTAAAACCATTTGTTAATGCGCCATAACTGTCTATGTTTAGTGAAGTCATACTGGCCACTGTACCAGTTAATGGAACATTGACTTCAGCTAATAAATTAACTGCAATTTTCCATGTTAAACCAGTTATCTTACTATCTACGTATGTCTTAGTTGCAGCATCTTGTGCATCAGTGGGTTCTGCTACTGATGTAATTCTTGAATTGCTAACATCAACTGTTCCAGAACCATTTGGTACAAGAGAAATACCACCACCAGTATTTGATGCTGTTATAGTGTTTAAATTAAAGTTTAAATTATCTACTGTTAATTCAGTTAATCCTGCAAAAGCAGTTACGGTACTTCCTAAAGATACACTAGTGTTACCGATAGTTACTGATGAATTTGCTAGTTGAGTATTACTAACCCCACTAGCTTTAATACTTACCCCACCTGATGTAACATCAAATGAAGAAGAATTAAACGATGCTACTCCTTTAGACGTAGTTGTTGCATCGGCTGCTGATATAGTAATTGTGTTTGCGGTTGCTGTAGTAGAAATTGCACCAGAACCTTTAATATCTAATGTATTTCCAGTAGTAAAAGTGATTTGATTGGTATTTCCTGCGATAGTAAAACTTCCAGATGGTATACTTGCCCAGGTCAAAACACCTGATGCGTCTGTTTTCAAGAATTGCCCATCTAACCCAATTGATCTTGGGAATGTTTGACTACTAATTACTACATTGCCAGCACCATTTGCTGAAAGAACAAGATTTCCATCAGTATTGGTTGTGCTAATAGTGTTGCCATTTAAATCTATATTATCAACTTGTAAGTTATCTAGTTTGCTATTAGAATCAACGATTAATGCTGAACTTGCAGTTAATGTTCCTGGCGCATGGTCTAATTTATCAGTAAAATATTTACCACCAATAACTACGTTATAACCATTAGTTGTTCCTATATAAAGCCTGTCGCCACCGTTCGTTAAGTCACCTACTTTTGATGAATACGCTAGTTCTCCAGTACTTAACGCACCATTAGTTGGTTGACCAGTTGTTTCTGAACGTTTAATTTTTATTATACTTGCCATTTAAATTTCCTTATTAAAATGTCCCACCGTCAAGTTGCTGTGCATTTAACGTAGTGGTTGTTTTCCATGTTTCTGATGGTCCATCAAATACCAATGTAGAACCGCTAGTTACATTAGAAGTGTCTACATCTCCTATATCTGTTAATTTTGCAATAGTATGTAATGTAGCGTATGATAATTCTAACCAATGTCCAACACCGTTGCCAATTTTAATTCTATTAGTGTCTATATCTAAACCCATTTCTCCTTCTGCGAGAATTGGATTAGCAGTAGCCCATTGTATTGCTGTTCCTCTACGAATTTGAAACTGAAAATTCATATAAGATTCCTAATTATGTATAAACAGTGAACGGATTTCCACCATCTAAAATTTTTGTAATTCCAGTTACATTTATAGTTACACTATTTCCTGTTACTGTTGTAGTTAAACCAGTGCCAGTAAAATTTATACTTGTCGGAGTTATTGTAGTATTGTTTTGAGTAACCGTTATATGTGCACCACCCCCAGTACCACCAATAGGTAATCCACCTAAAGTAACACCATCGCTTAACCGTAAGTCACCTAATTCTTCATTATAAAATATTTGACCATGTGAACCAACAAATTCATCTGCTGTTCTATCAGTTACTCGACCGGATTTTATCTTTTGAACTGGCATTAATATTTACCTGTAATCCAATAATTTCCATCTGATGCCTTAATTACTGTAAAAAACCCGTATGCAGTTGATGTGCTTTGTGTAGTAAGTTCATCAATCAGGCATGATGCAATATTATCAGTAGTAATGTTTATTATTTGTGGAAATGAAATCGTTTTTTTAATAGTATAAACTTTGCCTGTTGGAGCAGCTGATGGTAATGTAACTGAAACTGGATCTTGTCCATTATTGTTAACTAAAATTACTGAGTCAGTCAAAAGAGCATTATAGTTTGTTGAATTTATTCCAGCTGTAAAATTAAATGTATTAACATACTGCGATGCTGCAGTTGATTGAACTGAACTATCTGGAAAAGTTATAGTACCATTTGTATTAAATGTCCAAGTATTTGGTGTACTTAAATTATTTGAAACAATGGATGCCGCAGATGATGATGAAAGTGTAGAGTGATCTATTGAATCAAATTTAGTATATAAATCTGTAAAATTTAGATTTATTTTGTTAAAAGCTGTACGCAATGGATCACCGGCTTTATCATTAACTGAAGTCCCTATGTTAACTACTAATTTAGCCATTATTTCTATCCTTTGTTAGTTGTAGTATACGTGATAATTCATTTTTTGATTCATTAAATTTTTCTTCGTCATCATCAGTCAAATCATCAATAACTTCACTTTCCTTTCCAACTTCAGCTTTTTTAAGTTCAAGTTCTTGTTGTAATGGTGAAACAAATACTGGACTTTCATCTGAATCGTCATCAGTCGGAACATCTATTTCTGGCTCATTATCACCATTTATTTTAATTGTGATTGGTACATTGATGGTAAATTCTCTTGCACGCATTATAATTCCTTTGCTTATTTCTTATTTATCCTAATTCTTTGATTGTAAATGCCAACCATAGATCCAACTTGGTGCCACTATCAAGCCGTTTAGCACATAATGTGAGCATATTTGGTGTTGTGCCACCGTGTAATGTTACTGGGATTGAATCACCTGATGTATTTTTACCAATAATTATTCCGCTATGTCGTAAAATACCTGTGCCTATTCCAAATGTGTTTGGTACTTGCGCACCGTATGCATCGGTATACCATCTATATTGTGTTCTAGTACCTAAATTATTCCACGCTGGAATGCCAGGTGTTCCTGTAATTGATACTGCACCTTCATACCACTCATACATGATAGTGCTTTGAGTTGCATTATTGTTTCCCATTTCATATTCGTCAATTAATATTAAATCAGAAATTGACGTTCCGGAAGAATTAACTCTAAAACTTACAATTGGTGTCATAACATCTTGCTCTAAAGTAAAACCTCGATGGAATGCAGTAGCATGATTATTGAATGAATACAATGTTCCCGGTGGATCATTGGTTATAACTGATCCTGATATAGCAACCAATCCAGATACTGGAATAGGATTGCCACTATCATTTTTTATTTCTTGTTCATTATTAAAAAGGTATGACATTAAATTATTCTCCAACCTGCTCTGTATATAAAATGTAATGCGCCGTTATTGATTGCTAACGTTGCGTTTGTAGTGTTGTCAATTGTTCCGATTATTTGGATATTATTTATGGAGCACAATCCGCTTTCATCTTTGATTATTATTTCTCGTCCGTCTGTTGCTGCTGGGAGTGTGATTGTAACCACCCCTGTGTAATTCACCCCTATATAATAATCTAATGTAGTTGCTGCATAGGTAGCTGTATTTACGAGATATGTTGATTTAACTAAAATTGGTTTATTGGTCAAATCGTTGTAGTTTCCGCTTGTTGCAACCGTTGCTAATGTGGGTTTATTTTCTATTACACTAACACCGGTAACTGCGTTCCAATCACTTCTTATTTGTGCTGGTGGAATGTATGGTTTATCTAATAAATCGTTCCATGATCCAGAAGTAGCAATTGATTTTAAGTTTGGTTTATTTAAAATGACTGAAACACCACTGATAGCAGTCCAATCGGAATTAACTTGACTTTTAGGTCCTGGTATTTTTATATAGTGTGTGCCATCATGAATTACTAAATCACCTTCAGCAAATGTTATAACGCCATTACCTAAATTTTGTGTACCTCCAACTGACACAATCCATTCCCATCCAACCGAGCCGGATGCATCTGTAATAGTGGGAGGATTTACGCTAGCGTCCCATACTCCTTTGAATAGCACTGTTCCAGATATAACTGGGACATTTTCCCAACTCATAACATCGTTGCCACTACCATCTCTGGTAACTTTTAAAAACTTACCATTCATGTTTGTTTGTGGTGGAAAATATGTTAGCCTGGACAAATCTTTAAATGTGATGCCAGCGGCTGGATTGGTTGCATGAATTAATGAAAGTCCGGCATAATCTATGGCTACGCTTTGTTCTGGAACGGCCGTGCCAATCGGTGTAGTCCATAGTTGTATTTCCGATCCTCTAGTAGTACTAGTTTGATCATCTGTTGCTACCATGTCTATTCTTGTATTAGTAATAGATTGAAACCCTAATGTTGTGGCATACGCATTTCCGCCAAACCTAGCAATGATATCACCGGATAATGTTTGTGTTGGTAATTCAACTGTTCCTCTTGCACTATGTCCAACGAATGCTGGGTAAGCATTTTGAAGATTGGTTTGCACTCCAATTCCATCTAAATAAATTCTTGATGGCTGATCTTGAATACCAGTAGCGTGAAGCATGACACCAGTATTTCCAGTTTCCAATGTCATACCGGTTACATTTCCGATCAAATCTAATGCTGCATGTGTAGTGTTTCCTGGTAGTGTAGATTTTAAAATTAGTCTACCAGTATTATCTAATTGGAATATTTCGTGTGTTTCGTCTGGCGATTGTACTTTTATTCCACCTTTACTAAAAACAATGTATTGTGAAGTATTACTAATAGTTACGCCATCTACTAAAGGATTTGTATCCGCGATAACTATAGAACCTGTTGAAACATAAACGTGTTGCCATGGTTTTTCTATTGAACCTAGACTATTAGTTATGACATTTGGAATTAGATTACCGGCAATAGTAGTAGTTCCGGTATTATCTATAATATCTGAATAAAGACCATTTGGGCTAGTAATTCTATCTTTAATACTGTTTACATATGATGTTGTAGCAAAGCTAGAAAGATCTGCTGGAGAATAACTAAAAACACCATTATTATAAGTTAAAGATCCGCCATTTGCTGCAGTATTGGTAGATACACTCAATGCTTGCAGAACTAGTCCGCCCCCGCCTGCTATGATTACACCACCTGGTGTAGAACCATCACCTATACGCATAGAATTGGTATTGCTATCGTACCAAATTCTATTAGTTTCACCTATTCTAGTATTGCCGTCTGAATATCCTCGATAGCTACTAAATAAATCTTGAGTAAACGCCACTATTAATCCTCAAATGGACCATCATCGTCTGCTTGATCAAATACAGATTGTACCCCTGATGATTTTTTTAACAATTCTATTTTTTGTTGTAATGGTGGCACAAACGTTGTAGTTTCTGTTTCAGACTGTTCATCTGTATCATTGCCATCTAACTTATCAATTAAATCAGCTAATGCTCTCATAAATTCTGCTGCTCGCATCATTATTCCTTATACTGTAGTAAATGTGTCTGTAGTTATTAAAGCGGCTGCGACTGCGACAGCAGCATCTATTGTCTTATTATGATCTGCAAATGGGAAAGTAGTAGCTTTTCCTATCATAATATTCTTATAAAAAACTCCAGTTCCAGCAACCCCTTTAATCATTCTGCTGCCAGAAGTACTTGAAGCAACATCAATTATCGTATTTGTTATTAATGCAGCTCCGCCAGCAGCATGTAACCATATCCCATGAGAATCGACACCAGTTCTAGCATTTGATATGATAGAATCGCTTACTACTAATCTACCAGTGCCATATGATTCTAAACAAACCTCTCCATTTGCATCTAGTTCAGAAGTTGTAAAAGTCAATGTTGCACCATTTTGAACTGCACCAACTTGTGTAGCACCAGAGGTTTCTACTTCTGAAAAACTTGCAGAACCATTAATAATATCAATGCAATATACATCACCAGTGCCAGTATGACTTATTTTAATTTGGTCACCTGAAGTTATAGTTCCTGAACCTGTGTTATCTTGATAGAACCCATATCCGCCAGCATTTGTAAATGGTGTCGTTCCGGTTTGAATACCAGACGCAAATAACCATAAATCTTTCATAAACACTCGTTGTGGATTAGAACCAGTGCTTCGTATTGCCGCTGATTGGGCAGTGCCACTAATAGCCAATCCAGATAAGCTAAAATGATTTGCATCTATCGCACCAGCACCAGATGCTGTACCGTTTATCGTAATATTACCGTTTATATAAATTGGTGCATGAATTCCACTGTTATTTCCAATAAGATATATATGACCAGTGTCCAATGTTATATTTTCTGTAATACTTCCACATAAAATCATGAATACTGGGTTAGTTTCAGCTGATGAAATTGTTCCTGCTGTGATTAATGATTTTATATAGGTGTAACAGGAGCTAATTGTTTTGAATGGTTTATTAGGGTTTCCTGTCGCTGTATATGTGTCAGTTCTTTTTGGATCAATGTAAAACTGATTAGTAGGTGGATAATCTACCATATAACTTTTTAAATTAGCTGCAGTTATTTTTTTAGTAACTGTACCGCCAGCTATATCTACAACTGGGACAATTGCAGTATCTGCTGCAATTGTTAATTCTGTTAATGCTGTGATTTTAATATTTGCCATAAATTATTCCATTATCAGGATATTGCCTGATTCATCTGTTAAACTATTTCCGGATTCAGTTAATAAAATACTGCCGGTAAATGTGGTATTTAATAACCAAGGATGTCCAACTGCTGGACTCACTGTTCCTGGTGTTTCGTAAATATGATATTGTCTATAACTAGAGCTAGAAGTATTACCATTTGCATATCGCTCATCAGATGCAATCAAGCCTAATTTAATATCGCGTTTGATTAATCTTCGAGCTTCAATACTTTGGTCAGGATTTGCATCTGCTATCGTATTACTATAATCATTCCAATTAGTGTATCCGTTTGGTATAGGTATTCTTGCCATAAATATTTTCCTCTTCGTGTATTTAGTTAAATAACGACATGATAAACAAAGATAACTTTAAAAATTTAATCCAAACATTAAAAGATAATGGAAAATATCGGGTATTCAATGACATACTCAGGGAACAGGGTAAGTTCCCTAATGCAATTTGGTATGGCCCTTATGCTATAAAAAATATAGTAAATTGGTGTAGTAATGACTACTTGGGAATGGGCCAGCATAAAGTAGTACTTGATGCGATGAGAACAGCATTAGATATGACTGGTGCTGGTTCAGGTGGTACAAGAAATATATCCGGCACGAGTCATTATCATGTTGCGCTAGAGCATGAATTGGCAACACTGCATAAAAAAGAACGAGCATTGTTATTTTCCTCAGCATATGTAGCAAACGAATGGAGTTTAATTGCGTTATCTAAGATTATAACAAATATTGAATTTATTAGTGATAGTAAAAACCATAATAGCATGATTGTTGGAATGAGCCATAGTCGTGCACCTAAACAAATATTCGAACATAATAATTTAACACACTTAGAAAGATGTCTTAAGAAAGCAATAGAAAATGGTAATACACCATGTATTGTATTTGAGTCAGTGTATTCTATGGATGGTGATGTTAGCAATATAAAAGAGATTGTTGATTTAGCAGACAAATATAATGCAATTACATACCTGGATGAAGTACACGCTGTAGGATTATATGGAGATACTGGTGCTGGAAAACTAGAAGAAATGGGTCTACAAAATAGAGTTGATATTGTTAACGGTACACTTGGAAAAGCGTATGGTGTTCAAGGTGGATATATTGCCGCAGATGCAATGGTTATAGATGCAATTAGAAGTATCGCTGCTGGTTTTATTTTTAGCACGTCCCTTAGTCCAGTAATATGTGCTGGCGCGTTGGCAGCAGTAAAGTATTTAAAAGACCACAATGAACTAAGATTACAGATACATGAACGTGCTAAAAAATTGAAATATAGAATGAAGAAAGCTGGTATACCAGTTATGGAAAGCACGACACATATTGTTCCAGTAATGATAGGTGATGCTAAAAAATCTAAAGAGATTAGTGATTTATTGCTAAATGAATATAATATATACGCACAAAGCATTAATAGTCCTACTGTTGATGTCGGTACTGAACGATTGAGGTTCGCCCCTACTCCGAACCACACCGATGGTATGATTTCCGATCTTGTTGAAGCGTTGACTATCGTAATGAAATAGGTATTCGAGATAAATAAAGATGTAGTTCACGGAATTGACGTTCCCAACTACTCTAACGTCTATGGAGGACATCAGCATGTGTATTTATACAGAAATACCACCAACATATCTTTATATTAAAAAACATTCAATAACAGGTCTTAAATATTTTGGTAAAACTACAGAATCTGATCCTTATAAGTATCTAGGGTCCGGTACATATTGGAAGAAACACTATAAAAAACATGGCAAAGAATTTATAGAAACTATATGGGTATCTGATCCGTTCACTGATAAAGAATTACTGATTGAATTTGCATTAAAATTTTCAGAAGAAAACAACATTGTAAAATCAAAAGATTGGGCTAATTTAATACCCGAAAATGGATTACAAGGTGGTGGTAATAAAGGAATACCCCCATCAGAAGAAACCCGAAAAAAATTATCAATAGCCAATATCGGAAAAAAACAAACCGATGAATCAAATGCGAAAAGAGCTATTGCAAGTAAGGGAAGAACGCATAGTGTAGAAGCAAGATCAAAATGCTCTGCTGCTAACTTGGGAAAGAAACGTTCAGCTGAAACAAAACTAAAAATAGGGATAGCAAGTAGGAAAAGAGTTACATCACTTGAAACTAGAAAAAAAATTAGCGAAGCAAGTAAACGTCGAAAACATTCAGTTGAAACTCGTGCTAAAATAAGTGAAGCTAATCGTAAAAGAGTTGTTACTGACGAAACACGATTAAAATTATCTAATAGAATATTTTCCGATGAACATAAACAAAAAATTTCAGAAGCAAAGAAAAATTTGCCTGTGCGTACCTGTCCATATTGTGGAAAAGCTGGAAAGGGAGGAAATATGACTAGGCACCACTTCAATAATTGTAAATTGAAAGATCATTGAGAATAATACCCGTTACATACTGATGGTATGATTGAAGATTTAATTACTGCGTTATCTACTATATTAAATATTTAAATCTGAATTAGAAACTTTTATTTTATTAAGATTGGAATTAGTTGCTTTAATTTCTTTATCTAATTTTTCAAGTTTATTATTAATTTCAGAAACATCTAATTTTAAATTATCGTCATCTTCTTTAGAATGAACCATTCCTCTAGCTAATAGTAACAGCAATGCTTCATTCTCATCTTTTGTTCTATAATGTGATTGTGCATACTTGGATAATTTATCTAATAGTGGTGCACGTTCATCCAATCTTATTAATTCTGAAATTTTCATATTATTTGCCTAAATTAAATTTCATGTGTGTTGCTTTTTCAACTGCAGTGATTGAAACTTTATATTTTGGTAAATCAGTCACTGGCAACACGGTATTTGGCAATAAATATGCTTGCACGGTTTTACTATGTTTTTCAATAATAATTTTATATAAACGAGTTGGGATACCTAAACCATTTCCAGTTACTTTATATCCTGGGTCAAAAATACCACCAGAAATAATAAAATAATCAGAACCTTTTGTCATAGCTTCTTGACGCTCAAGTATTTCTAATTGCTTCCAAATTCCACGATTATTATTTGAATTTTGTGCTAGCATATTACTTAAATCAAAACTTTCAGTCATGATAGTATCATTTTGTGTATTATTGCCTGCAGGTGACATATGTCCACGATCATGAGTTTTACTAATAGAAGCAAAATCAGCCAATGTAGCAGAACATTCTGTTGTAACTAATGCATCTGGATGAAAGTTATTTTTACGTATTGCTGGACCTGTCATATCTTCTTTTGTCAAATGTTCAAAAACTGCGATTGGAGATTTAACATCACATCTATAAATTACAGCATAATTTTCATGACAAATTTCTTGATCTTTTGCATGAGGCTGGTATACAGGAGTGCCATTTACTGTAAGCTGGGGACAATCTTTATTAATTTGTGCATTAACATTAAAGCTTACAAGTAAACATATTACTATTAATATTTTGTTCATTTAATCCATCCTATTTTTTTATCTTTTAATTTCCGCATTTCGTATTCTTCTAAACTACCTGGAAATCTCCATCCCCAAATAACAACTAATAACATTGTTATTCCAGTATACATAATTGCTTTTAAATTATGTGTAGCAAACCACATAATTACTAAACTACTAGACATCATTGCTACCATCATGAACTTTGCTTTTTGTGGGAAAACACTATGATTAGTCCAATTCGTAATAAATGGACCAAATAATTCATGGTTGTAAATCCAATCGTGCATTTTTTTGCTGCTCTTTGAAAAACAATAAGCTGCGCCTACGATAAAAATGCTGAATGGTATACCTGGAGTTATTACTCCCACGTATGCCATCCCTAGACAGACAAAACCGCTAATTTTCCATAATATATTTTTCATTTATTCTTTTTCTTTTTAGGTGTATAATCTGGTAATGGGCCGCCGTATTTCTTACCTTTGACTTTTTTACCTTTAATAGATACTGGTTTACCACCAGGCGTTAATGTGAATTTAGAATTAGTATCTCTAGCTCTTAATCCTTGAGACTTGCAGCTATCTAAATCACTTTTACTTAAATCAGCATCAGGTAACCCACCAGTGCATAAAGCATGAGATGCTTTACCACGTTCATCTAATTCATCATCATCAACGTCAATTTTAAATTGCGGTTCAAGTTGATGACCACGTTTAGGGCGATCACTCGATCTTCCAGGTCTTTCTGGGTAAGTACCCAATGTAAATTCATTTGCTCTCATGTTGAATATCCTCAGTTATTTCAGTATTTATCAATAATTGAGATGGTAACCGATCATGAATTGAAGGGTGTGTTATTGTTGATAAATGATCTATTAACCAATCATATGTTATTTCTGTTTTGATATTATATTTTTTAATAAAATGTTTATAATTATCTTGTTCACGTAAAATCCATGGCCAATGTTTTAATGGATAATTAGCTAGTGTAATATTTCCTATTGCACTATCTTGGGATATATATTTGTGATATTGACGACTTACAGGCATCATTGTCATAAATTCAAATAATGATGGTAAATCTTCAGAAAGATTTTTTGATCTTAGAAGTTCACTTGGGGTTGTACTCTTATCTACACTATCACCAGCCCAACCAGTACGTTTACAATGTTGACGTATATGATTGAAATCAATACAAAAACGAGTTTTGTAACCTTCAGTTACCAAACACGGAATTTCAACCCATCCAGGACTACCAGTTAATAGACAGCTTAACGGAATAGTTTCATCACCGTTGTACATCATTTGTAAGATAGGCAAATTGTCATTTTTTCTTTTTGCTCTGCCAATTTCTCTTGAAGATTTATTAGTTGGTTTAAACATAAAAGTACCGTTTTATTATAGTGATAGCTTTATTTATATAAGATTATATATTTGTAATTGACTTTTGTTTAAATAATATGTTACAATTACTCATCAATAACGGTGAATTTATGGTCCATAGAGATAATTTAGGAAGAGAAATAAAAATTAATGATTATGTCGTGGTAGCAAATAGTAATAAATTACAAGTTTGCAAAGTAACCGCCATGGCACTGGATTTTATTATAACCCATAATAGACAAGGTTCTAGATTTATTAAAGAACCAGATGAAGTCATAGTACTTGATAGTAAGTATTTGACTTTACAATTAATGAGAGAAGAACTATAATGTTACCTACAAAGCTAACTATTAAACAGTGGAACAATATTTTATGCATATTAAAGAAAGAGAATAACCCATCAACTATATTTTTTAGACGCTGTATGAAAGAAAAATTAGGGTTCACAACACGAGAACAAAAAAATTGGTCTGCTGATTGGGATAGCATTGAGTATGTTAAAAAATACATATATTTAGATTGGTTTGATGAACGTAAACGAGTATTATTTGAAATGAGATTTAGTGAAGAAATTAGTAGGGAATTATAATGAATAAAGTATCAGTGGGGCTTTTCAATTTACCAGGATTACAATTACCTGAAGATTTGGAAGAAAATGTAATTAATGAAATGAAAGAGTGGGTAATTGAAAATAAGTGTGGTATGCATATGACTGATAACTTGTGGAGTTTTAAAACTGAATCACAACGAGATTGGTTTATTCTGCGTTGGTCTGATAAATTACTCATGATGGAAAAAGAATAATGACTACATTTTATAAGAAAACTACTACTAAAGTATTTAATAAATTTCTTAGGTATGAACCAGTTTCTGAATATGATCCTGAATTATTAGACGCATTACCTGAAGGGTCACATTTAGTTACTGTAAAACCTGGTAGTGTAAGTAAAAGATATAAAATTGATACTGATTTTGCGCCAATGATTGCAATTGGAATATATGCAGAAGATGCAATGGCAGAGTTTATTCTAAAACAAGCTGATTTAGTACCAAAAAAACCACCAGCAACAATGGAACAAATTGCTGCCTGGAATAAATTAGTTAAAGTATATGGTGACGATTTAAATTCATTGCGCGGAATCAGCACACATGATATAATTAAGGCTGGTGTTGAAGAAATGGTAAAACAAGCAGATAAGTTATTATCAAACCCAACAGTTAGAAAAAGCTATGAAAACTTTTTATTAGTATGTAAATTATCAATAGAAGAGGAAGAAAAAAACAAATGAAAGTATATTTTAAAATCGTAGTATCAGTTTTTATATTTCTAGGGCTATACGGCTTTCTTATGCCATACCTAGTTTCTCAGGCATCTGATGTGACCATGCTTATAGCTATATTCATGGGAGCATTACTGATACCATCCCTATACCTAGCATTTGTCTGGATAACAAGTGAAACAGACAGCGATCAAGATCAGGGATGGAAATGAAAGATTTTACAATAAATGACTATTTAGAATTGATCAATTATGAAGTACAAGAAGGTTCCAAATTCGTATGGAAATACTATGGAGAGAATGCATACTCATATTCTTGGGCAAAACATGGTGTTTTGGCATATATTCAAGAATGTAATGTAGTATTTGATACTAAAACACAGGTAGTGTACGAATGCACATTTTTCGATAGCACAGATGGCAAGGACCATGAGCATAATTGGTGTCATCCAGAATTCAAATATTTCAAAGATTTAGTGGATAAAGAACGAGAGGAATTGCAGTTATCACTTCTTCCCGAAGACTTTGACAACCCAGCAAAATTCACATTTAGCTATGATGATGAATGTGAATTTTTAACAACAGTTTATAACCTAATAAAGGAAGCAAAATGAAAAAAATATTAGTAGCATTATCAGTATTATTGTTAGTAGCATGTAGTGATGTTCCATCTGGATATGTTGGTATTAAAATCAACAAGTTAGGTTCGGACAAAGGTGTTCAGAATGAAGTACTGCCAGTTGGAAGATATTGGTTAAGTTGGAATGAATCTTTATATACATTCCCAACATTTGCTCAAACACAAGTGTGGACAAAAGATCTCACGGAAGGCAGTCCAAATGATGATAGTATGACTTTTCAGACAGTCGAGGGGTTAAATGTAAATACTGATATTGGTATTACATATTCATTAGATCCGTCTAAAGTATCTATTATATTTCAGAAGTATCGCAAAGGTGTAGAAGAAATAACTAATACGGTATTAAGATCAATGGTACGGGATGCTTTGATTAATTCCGCATCTACAAAACCAATTGAATCAGTATACGGATCTGGAAAGGCTGAATTAATCAAGCAAGTTGAAGAAGATGTTAGAAAACAATGTTCTATTATTGGTATAAATATTGAGCATGTATACTGGATAGGTGGCTTACGTTTACCAGAATCAATCGAAGAATCAATTAATAACAAAGCTAAAGCATCACAAATGACCGCACAACGTGAGCAAGAGATTCAACAATCAAAAGCAGAGGCTGATAAGAAAATAGCAGAGGCAAGAGGTGATTCTGAATCTACGTTACTGAGAGCAAATGCAGAAGCGCAAGCCATTGAAATAAAAGGTAAAGCTATATCTAATAACCCACAAGTATTAGAATTGTCTAAGATTGAAAAATGGGATGGTAAGTTACCGACTACTATGATCCCTAATTCAACATTGCCATTTATTAAACAATAATATGAACATGGAATTAGTTAATAAATTAGTAGAGAGTACGAGAGAATGGCTTGATTATATTGATTTATACTCTTATACTGATGCAACGGAAGATGATGTTATGTACGGTATTTCTGATGATAGCATTCGGGATCAGTTAATGAATTTAAGTCATTATGAATATCTTGAAGTGGTAGAAGAAGTACTTAATCAACTAATTAATGATTGGGAAACAATATGAAAACACATATAGAATTAAATAGAAGTGATATATTAAAAATTCAAGAAGTACTTAAAAAATTTCCAGAAGTAACCTCGTTTGAGTTACGTAAAGAAGACGGTGGTGGTATTGGATATTGCTTAGATATGACTTTGCCTAGTAATGTTAATGATATACTTGGTAAATTTACAATACCAATCGTTGTTGTTGATAGTTGGTAAAAATGGTTCGTATAAAAACTGTAACTAAAAATTATAGTAAAATTAATACTAACATTTATTATTTAGATGACGATCCAGAAACATGTGCACAATATCATTTTGATGCACATGTTGTATCTCAAATAATGGTTTGTACACATTTATTATCTACAGCACATCGATACCTAGATGGCACTGTGTATATAGGATACACAGCTGCTTATGCTAAGATAAAACGATGGAAATTAGATGATCCAACTCTTGAAAATATTTTGTATAAAGTATCAGGACTTGATCAGCCGTTATCTAATTGGATATTTGGATCAAATCGAAATTATCACTGGGTATATTCATTATTGGTTGCACTATGCAAGGAATATAGTTTTAGGTATAACAACAAAATTCATAAAACTGAAGAAAGTGGAATTTTAACTGCGTTATGTGCGTTACCATCAAATATTGGTAATAATCCATTTTCTGAACCTCCTATGAGTTTTACCGAAAATTTTGAAATAATACCAGGTGATACCATTGGTACATATAAAAAATATTATAATACAGTTAGACCAGATTTATTAAAATGGCGTGATAGAGATATCCCACCATTTATTAATATTGAATAAAATACTAGCTACTATGATTGATATAGTAGCTATATTTTTTAGATTGCAGACGCCATTAACGCTGCAAGTGTAGAAATTGCTTCAACTGTAATTGCTCTTACACGAGCATCAGTTGAATCTTCTTGTAATTTTTCAGCACTGATTAAATCTTCTAAAAGTTCTTTAGCCTCATCTGGTTTCATTTCACCATTTTTTACAGCTTGATCAATGTCCAATGCCATTTGGGCACGTTCTGCCGCCCATATTTCTGAACCATTTACTAAATCATTTAATACACTCATTTAAAATCTCCCTTGTATAGTTTTTGCTGTCATTTCAGACTCTTGGATTATTACTTTTCTTTTCATTTCACAATAAATTTTACTCATACCACCGTTATCACTTCTTGATTTAAATTCAGTTGTAGTATTAACTAATTCTATAATAATTTCAGATATATCTCTAGTACCTTTAAATTTAGAATAAGTTTCTATCCATTTAACTTTTGAATAAAGATGATCAATTGATTGTTTATAGTTTTCTTTACAATCAAGATTTACGGCTGAGAATTGAACATCGGTAATAACTGCTGCCTCATTAGGATCCCATTTACTTGGTATCCAACTTAAAGATGGAGTACAGCCAGATAAAATGATTGCCATTGTTAATAATGCTATTTTTTTCATATATTTCTCCTATGTTGTAAATATATTTCATAATCTCTTGGATATAAATCATATATCTCTTTTTTAAGTGAATCGCTAATATTACATTCTCTGTTTAGTCTACAACTTGATCGATGTTTATATGTTAAATCTACTTTTTTATTAAGAATATCATTAACCATTAACGGGATATCTTCGTATAAATAAATATTATTAATTAGTTTATCTTGATAAGTTAACCAGTAATATTGTGGTAAAAACACCCATTCTACTCTACTAAAATTATTCAAACATCTTCTTATAAAAGCGTCATTGGATTCTCTTGTATAAATTGGAAATAATTGATAAGCTCCACTTAAAAATCTATCAACTGGATCTCTTATAACACCATAAATTTTATAATTTAATATTTCTTCATGTGTTAATAATTTATTATCTATTATTTCATTCACATTAAGATGTAACGTATGAATGTTATCGCAATTAAATTTTTTAATAACAAAACTTTCCCCACCATCATCTAAAAATGCATGTGAAATAACATCATTTTTATCATAGTTGTCAATTAAACAATGTTGAACTGAGGTGGAACCAGTTTTTGTTACACGTAAGAAAATAAATTTTTTAGTATAATTAATAAACATTTATATTTTTTTAAAAGCTGGTGCTTCAACTGGAATAACTTTAACTTGTAATGGGGGAACCGAGCCAGTAATCATTGCTTTAGAAAAGATTGATAAGTCTTCAGTAGTCCAAAAAGTTCTACTTAATAAAAATTCTAGATGGCCAATTTCTCTACCAACTTGATCTATATCTTCTTGAGAAACAGCGGGTCTATTAACTACTTTATTAATATAATCAACTGATAATAATCCAGACCTATACCAATGATCTATTTCTTCTTTGCTTGTTATTATATTTTCCATTTCTTTATCCTTTAATTATTATAATCATTTGGTATACCATTATACTTTTTAAGTATATTATATATTCGTGTATTATCTTCAAGAGCCATAAGCTCATGAGGTTCACCTACACGAAAGTCTATCATTTTACCTGCAGTAACAACTACTTCCCAATCATGAGAATAGGCCTTTAATGTTCCAGTAGCTACTATAGTAATATGAACATCATCCTCAGTATGAACATGTTTTGGTAAAATGTCACCTGCTTTTTCAAAGTCATACATTGTGCCTTTAATATCACCTAAGTTTTCTAACTGATTAGCCAATAACATTTGGTGTACTCCCTGGGTTATTTGTTGATAGCCAATTACCAGATTTATCTTGTATCGGTGGTTGTGGAAATTTAATTGAGAATGGATCAGTTTCAATCGCATCCTGTGATATCAATAATAGGGAATTTTTATATTCGTTAAAAATATGTATATCAATTGCGGCTGCTTCGTTATTAATATATTCATCAACTAACCCAATTAGATATTGTTTTTTGTTTTTAACTTTTTCGGTTACTTCAAATTTCATTTCAATTATTTCTTCACTGCTCATTGTTCTTACAAAAAAGGAATCAGTATAAGATAATTTATCTTCTGAAAGAACATATTTTACATCTAACACATCATAAATGCCTAATTGAATATCTGGTGGAGATAATCTTATAAACGGTGCAAATAGATCAGTGTTATTTAAATCAATTCCTGGATAGCATTCTAATATATTTTCTTCAAACATAGGATGATTAATTGGTTGATTATTTTCTAATTTAATATATAATTTCATTATGGAGTTCCTGCTTGAGTAGAAGGGAAAGTTCTTGAACCAGACCAGATGATTCGTATTGCACCATTACCACCAGACCCTCCAATGAATCCATTTGTTAACCCGGCACCACCACCACCTCCTGGATATCCGCCATTGCCTCCGGTTAAATAACTATATACACCATTTGTTCCAGTAGTTAGATATGGAGATCCACCTTGGCCACCTGTATTAATGTTAAACGTTCCAGAAGTCCCTAAACCATATAATCCGACTCCACCACCGCCTGATGTAGCTCTGCCGCCAGCCCCGCCGCCGCCTGTTCCGTTAGTTCCAG